AAACTGTCTGACAGGATCAGGCTATGTGGTGAAAGTCTTATACTCATTGATAATCTGATGAAGGAACTGGCCTGATGTATAAATATGAGTGCTTATCATGTGGTTATGTATTTACAAGTAATGCAACTCTATGCACAGGTATAAGATGCCCTAAATGTAAAGGTAATCTGAAAAAAATTTAGTAATATGGAAGTAGTACAAGACAGCAAGAAAGAAGAAAAAGGTAATGTGGTAATGTCTGAGAAGGACAGGATCCTTGCAGAGAAGCAAGCACATCAGTACAGAGATGCACTATCATCAAGGATAAAAACTATTAATCTGGAGAATACCCTGCTTCAATGCCTGATAGACAACTACAAACTGAACAAGGAGTATATGTCTGTTAGTAAGGTACCTGACGCAGTAACACAGGAAGGAGATGACAGTAATACCACTGACATATGACAGGAGTACAAAGACTATTACACTGGACAGTGAGACTAATGTAGCTGAACTGGTCCAGGAAATACTCCGATACTTCAAGCAGGAAGGCTATAAGGACTCATTCTATGAATGGACTATATCTCCGTATAAGGAGGATGATATTTACAATACTATAAGGGAGGATCCGGATTTATGCAACCTATAGTTATCAAAACAGCATTAAGAGAGTACTTCAAAGCAGCATTAACATCACTAAAGCCTCTGCCTCTTTATAGAACACTGAGAAATAGAGAGGTAGAGGTACTTTCGGAGTTATACTATCATAACTACTTGAATAAGTACATACATGAGGACAAGAGGAATAAGATAGTATTTGACTCATCTACAAAGAAGGAGATAGCTGAGTACCTGGAAATGCCAATGTCTTCAGTTGATAATAATATATCTATACTTAAAGAGAGGGGCTTTATCATAGGAATAAGAGGAGGGAAGATACTAAATCCCAGGTACGTGTTGGATCCTGAGAAGGATCCTAAGATTATTTATGAATTTAGTATTAATAATAATGATTAAACCTGTAAAAGTATTCCAGTATACATTAGATAATAAGCTAGTCAGGGAATGGAGCAACATAACAGAAGCTGCCGTAGCTGCAGAATCTTCTGAATCTACTATGAGAAGGCACCTGGGAAAGCTTCCCTTAAATGGTTACTATTGGAGGAAGGCTACACCTGGTGTTGAGGCAAGTCCTGCTAATATTAGAGTAGGTTTTCCTGATTTAGAAGAGACTGTAAATAAGATACTTGAATCAAGACTTAATATACCAGCTCACAGGGACAACGCACCATTACCTCCCTTAGATGAGAATAATGTGCTGATTATATCAGACTTACATCTCCCCTTTGAGAAAGAAGGATATCTGGATTTTTGTAAGGATGTAAGAATCAGGTACAGATGTGGAACTGTGATACAGATAGGGGATCTTGTGGATTATTGCTTCTCTTCAAGATATGAGGTAGACCCTGACGGATTTTCAGCAGGGCATGAGTTGAGGAAGGCTAAGGAAAGGATTGCTGCATGGCACGGAGAGTTTCCACATACAACAGTTATCCTGGGAAACCACGATGTCAGACCACATAAGAGAGTCTTTTCAGGTAAGGTTACTAAGGAATGGTTAAGGGACTTTAAGGATATATACTCCACTCCGTCATGGGACTATGTGGATGAGTATGTGTTTAATGATGTATTATATATACATGGTAGTGGTACAGGGAAGGGTTTCCTGTCTGCTTACTATAAAATGCTTGAGAGGAGGAGATCTGTTGTACAAGGGCATATTCATACCCAGTCATCTATAATATGGTCTGCAGCAGACTCTGGAGACCTTTTCGCAATGCAGGTTGGATGTGGTATTGATAGGACTGCCTATGCCATGAACTATGCAAGGGATAATATAAAACTACCTATTCTGAACTGTGGTGTAGTTATTGATAACATTCCAGTGTTAGTACCATTCAAATAATGATATCGTATGGAGATTCAGTTATCTACATCTCTGTCGATAGTACTGGTAGATTATCCTGACAGCAAGGAGGTGATGGTATTTAAGTCTATGCTGGGAAAGTTATATAAGGAGGTGTCTAAACCTGGTTTCAGGAGAGTCCTTTCAGGGACAGAGGAGAGTATGCTGAAGACTATCTGTGAGGAGATACTTAAACAGGATAACAGTGAAAAGGATGATACTAAGAAGGATTGAGGCAGATACACTGTCAGAGCTTCTGAGTCTGTATAATGATCTTGTAGCATCTATGGATTACTTTGTGCTTAACCATCCTGAGTATGAATATAGATGTGATATAATGCTTAGAAGGAAGAATGAGGTAGTGTGTAAGGTATGGAGAAGAAAAAACCCTGGAAAGAATGTATCCTAATAAGAAGCACCAGAATCTGATTAAGGAGCTGGCAAAGAAATACAACTACTCTACTCTGGAGATGCAGCAGCTGTGCTGGTCACCCTTTAGATTTGCCATGGGTATCATGACTAAGGTGGATAAGACTAAGTTTAAGTATCCTGTAGTTGGACTGATGTGCTTTGGCAAGTTCAGGGTTAATACTAAGAAATTGAAGTGGTTAAGAAGTAGATATGAGATTCTGGATGAAGAAAATTTATTTTGATGAGAATACTGGATTTTGACAATGATAATATTATCATAACACCTGAGATACTTACTGTACCTGAGTTTAAAGCTGTGTGGTCACGTGATAAATCCAGGTCTAAGAATACTGCCTTTACACAGTTATCATATATATACCATATCTGTGACTACAACTCTCCATATGCTAATATTGAGGAGTCGAGAAAGAAAGAGTATGTAGGACTGGATATCCTTAAGGACTCAAAGTATGAGCCTGATGATATAATGATAAGAGCTATAGGTAAGTACAAGGAGCTAAGCCAGACACCTAAGGAGAGGTTGCTGAATGCTGCCAAGGCAAAGCTGGATGAGCTGGCCCAGTTTTTAAAGGATGCAAAGGTTGGTACGGATAATGTAAAGGCAGTACTTGAAGTATACAAGCAGCTTGCAGCAAGTGCATCCAGCTTTGATGCTCTGGAAGAAGCTGTTAAGAAGGAAAGAGTTGAAGGTGAGAAGATTAGGGGTAATAAGAAACTAAGTCTCTTCAGTGAATAGCGGGGTAACTCAGTGGTTAGAGTACCAGAGTCATAATCTGGACGTCAGTGGTTCGAATCCATTCCCCGCAACTAAATGCTGGTTAATACACAATACTGGACTCCTGAAGCTAAGAGATTCAGGGAGGAAGGGTCCTACTGTAAGTATCCTGAAGGGTCTTCTTCCTGGAGAGATTATTGGATGGAGCAGACACAACTGTGTAAGGGCGGGTACTCCGTGGGAGGTATACGTATACCAGGCCCATACTACTTCTACCTGAACTTTAACCAGATACTCCTTATAGATGAGACTTCTGAGAGGAAGCACCTTGGTTTCCCAAGAGTTACTGATGTGGACCTTGAGTTTTTCAACTATGTAGAGAAAGCAAGGAGCATGCATAAGGGGCTTATACTCCTGAAGCCACGAAGGATAGGATTTAGTTATAAGGTAAGCAGGCTTGGACTGTATGAGTATAACTTCTTCAGGAACTCCAAGACTATTATAGCCGCTCATAGCAGGATGTACTCATCTAATACTATGAGAATGCTCCTGCAGGGGATTAACTTCCTTGAAAAGAATACTCCATGGATACACCCAAGGAATCCTGATACACAGGATTATATAATATCACGGCATAAGAAGGTAGTTGGTGGTGTAGAGGCATGGTATGGATATCATTCGGAAGTACAAGCACTTACCTTTAAAGACAACCCATTTGCTTCAGTAGGGTTACACTCATCCTTATTCCTGTTTGAGGAAGCTGCTGCAGACTTTCCTAATATTATCCAGTCTTATAACATATCAGAGCCTTGCTGGAAGGATGGAGATACAGTTGTTGGTCTTGCTATTGTATTTGGTTCTGCAGGTGATATGGACCATTCCACACAGTCCTTTGAGAAGATGTTCTATGAGCCGGATAAGTATAATCTTCTGGCTATGAATAATATTTGGGAGGAGAATAAGAAAAATACAACCTGTGGGTGGTTCATCCCTGCCTGCAGGATGAGGTTTGGTCCTTACAATGATGTATCTAAGAAGTTTCCTGGCAGGAGTGGTGAGGATATGGTAGATAAAAATGGTAACTCACAGGAGGATCTTGCCACACAGTCTGTGCTGGATTTCTACAGGACCAAGGAGAAGTCAGGTGACAACAGGGCTCTTAATGATGCTAAAAGCCAGTATCCCCTTGTTATCTCTGATGCTTTTCTAAGGAGAAAAGGTAGTCCCTTCCCTATACAGGACCTACAGGCAAGACTTGCCAAGGTAGAAACTGACAGGATCCTGCTGAATACTTCCTACATATCAGATCTTGTGGTTGATGAGTCCGGTACGGTAATACTTACACCATCAAATAAACATCCTATAAGAGAGTTCCCTCTTAGCCCCGATGCTGATATGACTGGTGCGGTAGAGATATTTGACAAGCCTGTAAGGGATGATATGGGAAGGATACCTTATGGTATGTATATTGCAGGTACAGACCCTGTTGATGATGATGATAACAGGGATGTAGAGAGCTCACTGCAGAGTACCTTTGTAATGAATAACTATACAGGCAGGATTGTAGCTGAATATACAGGAAGAACACAGGATGTTAAAAAATACTATGAGAATGTCAGAAGATTACTACTTTACTATAATGCAGTCTGTAACTATGAAAATAATAAGAAGGGCCTGTTTGGTTATTTTGACTATAAGAACTCTATACACCTGCTTTGTGATATCCCCCAGATACTTAGAGATACAGAGTTGGTTAAGACTATTGGTATAGGAAATAAATCCAAAGGAACTCCTGTTAATATAGAAGTTAAGAAGTATGGTACAAGGCTAATTAACTCATGGTTGATGGAGCATGCTACAGGAAGGGAGGATGAGGTAACCAATACACAGATGCTTAGGAGTGTAGGGCTTATCAGGGAGCTTATAGCTTATGATGATGAGATTAATACTGATAGGGTAGATGCATTGAAGATGCTCCTAATCCTGAGGGAAGACCTCAGGAAGATGACAGAGTCCAGATTAGTACATGTTAAGACATTTGCTGACGATGCATTCTGGGAGAGAGGAAGGAATTTACAATATAAGATGAGAGAAAACATCAAAAAAGATGTTACTATAACTACTGCATGGTAATATACTTGTCTTAATAAATACTTTCATATTAACTTTGTGGTTTTATTATAAAAAGAATGAGTTTATCACTATCTATAGATAAGTTTCCAAGACAACAGGTGGCTGACTCTAAGAAGACTAAGAGTTGGGCTAAGGATAATGTTGATGCTGGTATGCTGATAGCAGAGTTTGATAATTACTCCGGTATCAGGGAGACCCGTAGGAATAAGATTATTAACTATAACCTTGCAAATAATATCCTGGAGGAGAGTGATGTGGAAAAGACAGTCAATCCCTTTAGTATAAGAGGATTTGACTTTCCTATCAGGCCTGTAAACTACCCTGTCCTCATGTCAAGGATAGACCATCTCGTTGGTAAGGAGATGGGAAGGCCATTTAATCCTGTAGTCAGGGTAGTAAATGAAGATGCTATCTCTGACAGGGAAGAGATGATAAAGAATACTATCCTTTCCTTTGTAACGGAGCAGGTTGTTGCAGGAACTACAGACCAGAAGCAACTGGAGCTGAAGCTCCGGAAGCTTAATAAGTGGGCAAGATGGGAAGCACAGGACTACAGGGAGAGAATGGCTAACCAGATACTGTCATATCATTATAATACCCAGAAATGGGCCCTCATATTTAATAAAGGATTTAAGGATCTGTTTATCTCATCTGAAGAGATATACAGAATAGATATATTCTCAG